TGAATAATTTAAAAGCTAACCCCGAAAAAGAATACATTCTATGGCCTAACCGCCTAGAAAAAGTAGAACAATTTGAAAAATTTCTTTATGACATTTATAAGTCATAAAGCATTGAAGAAAAAAATAAAATATATGAAAAATAGAAAAACACTAAGCATTACCGCACTCATCATTGGCCTGTTCGCCATTAGCATGCCTGCGGCAAAATCAAATGAAGCTCCTGAAATCGTTTTCTGCGAAGCCTCAGAATGCAGCAAAAGCGTCATTTGCGACCTTGCTAATGGATTAGACTTAAACCTTACTCAACCAACAAATGTAGTTGGGGATGTCGGCTTTTTCGAAGAGCGGATTGACGGTGGTCTTTTTACACACAGCGATGCGCTATTTGGTAAGGTTAACGCAACAGTGGGTACTGTATACGGTAAAGACCTAATCACTTCTCTAGAGTATGTTGACGGAAAAGAAGACAATTTCTTCGGAGGATTTATCGGAGTTGCAAATCGAGACACTTATGCAGGTGTTCGGCTGGCAACAAATTATGCTGATGGTGATCTCGGTGATGCTGATTTTGAGTTTAACGTCGGATACGCCTACGAACCAAATTTTTATGATGTCTTGGTAGGCGTCGACTTTGCTCTTGTTTCGGGTGGTGCATACGATGTTTCAGTCAATGTATCGCGTGACATCATTTCACTATACGGTGTTGATGTGACCGGCCACGCAGAATTTGGAAAAACCTGGGAATATTCAGATGATTACGAATATGTTATCGGCGGGCTTCGGGCATCGTACGATCTTTCAGGAGGCACACTTTATGCTCAATTGAGTAGTGTTGACAACGAAATCCAAACAGATGGTTTTAAAAGCGTATGGCAATTCGGTTATAAGCGAGGATTTTAATCTCCTAAATACCTAAAATCTATTGAAACCCTCACTGAAAGGTGAGGGTTTTTTTGTTTTGCTCTAACTCATTGATAATCAATACTTTAATTTTAAAACTAGTAGCTATCGCCCTAAGTTGTTGATTATCAATGAGTTAATCGTAAAGTATTGGTACACAATGAGTTACGAAGATTTTACTAAAAAACCGCAAAAAACTAGAAAAAAAGAGAAAAAAATGTTTTCACGCAACTCATTGATTACCAATGAGTTATGAAAAAACCGCAAAAAAAACTAAAAAAGTACTAAAAAGGCTATTTACATTTCAGGGAAAGCATGCTATTATATAATCATAATCAACCAAGAAGCTATGAATAGAAAAAACAAGAAAAACATCCAAATCATCCGCAATATCCTTTCAACTCTCAGTGGTGACGTACGTCGCAAAGTGGTTGTTGAAGCTGCAGAAGCTAAAGGGCTTGTTGTTAATGACACTTGGCCGGTCGTCAAGCCCTGCGCTAAAGGTGCTGAGCGTGGCCACTATAGCGTTAAGAAGATGATTGCGTTGGCCGATGCGATTCTTAACAAAGGTAAATCAGTTGTTAAAACCGATTCCATGGAATCCGTCAGTGAGCCAATCGATGAGTCTGGTATGTTTGAGGCTGCAGCTGCTATCCACGAGGAGAAAAGCTACAACAACCTCTCATGGGGCGAAGTTCCATATACCGAAGATGACGTAAATGACGAGCTTAGCCTCATGGGAACTTACCTTTAATTTTAAACACCAATATATTATGACAGAAAAAGAAATGTTAGAACAGCTAATTGACGAAGCCATTGAAAAAGCCGAAAAGGAGCTAAGAGAGCTCCAGCTCGCTTATAGTGAAATGGAATTGGGCTAAAAAAAATAGATATGACAAAACTAGAAGAGATGATGGAAGCGCACGAGGATGCTGTCAAGATGTCTAAAGAGTGGAACTGCTCTTATGATGAGGCATTTAGAAAGGTATGGGATTGTGTATGGTATGACGAGGACGGGGAGGTTAGAGACAGACCATCAGAGAGAAAGGTGTCTACTCTATTAACTCCCGGAGTATGAAAAAAAGTGCGCTTTTTGCGCAAAAAAAGATTTACATAGCGCAAAAAACGTGCTAGAATATATCCAGAATCAAGCAAGAAACTACATTATGACTACCACAACTAAAGAACAATTCACCCAGATTTTCACCCAAATCCACGAAAATTATGGTGCCCATGATTGGGATGGTAATGGCGAATGCCCTAATTATTGGAAAGCTAAAGGAGGCACAACGTACATCCTCGCGGATGATGTTGACGTTTCCGCTTTTATCAAAGCTATTGAAAGCGAAGACGACTATTTCACGGAAAAAGTTAGACACCAGGAGGTTGTTGAAGACCCATACGAAAATGTTGAGTCTTGGGATCCACCAACATGGGTTACGAGTGCAAAAGATGGTTTCTTCCTTGATATCACACAAACAGCTGAAACGAGCTCTTTGCATCCAAAGATTGCCGTAAAAAAGTCTGTCAGGTGTCTTAGTTTTGAGGGATATTTTAACCATCTTGATACAGTGTACACTACGGTTGATGGAGAAATTCTCGGATCGTCTAAAATCGAAGCTTGGCTCAAAGCAAATCCTTCTCGCTAAATTAATTAAAAAAAGTATTTACATAGCACATTTTTTGTGCTAGAATATATCCATAATCAACCAAGAAGGTATGCGAGAAACAGATCAAATCAGATACGCCGAAGTTACAAAATTCATTCACGACAGGATCGAGCTATATTCGGAACTTAATAATAAGAATTACGAATTATCAATGTTTGATGTCCTTGACGAAATCGCGGCTGACCTTGAGCACCACTGGGAAGACGAAAATGATTCTTCCCCACGCCCAAAAATCGTAAATCGGATCATATCAAAGATGTTTGGTCCACAATATAAATAAGCAAATATTATGAGATTAGTAATTTTACTCGGAGTTGCCAGCTTGGTTTCATTTACGTTTTTTCTTAAACGTGAAACTAAAGTTGTAAAAGTTGAAGTTCCAAAAATTGTCGAGGTTCCTCAAGTTCTTGAGGTTGTTCGAACTGAAATAATCATTAAGTATGTCGACAGGCCGGTTCTTGTTAAACCAGAACCAATAGTTGTTAAACCATCTATAAATTGGAATAAAAAAATGTTACGAGGAGTGATGTTTTTTGAAGGTTATAGCGAAGCAGCATATAAGTGTTCTGGAGGAGTTATGACTATAGGCTATGGTTGTACAGATAAATCCGTTGTTTCAAGTGGAAAAATCAGCGAAAGTGAAGCTGAAAATCTGCTTTGTAAACACCTTGCAGAAGTCAGAAAGAAAGTAAAGGATGTTGTTACTGTTGATCTTACTGACTACCAATTAAATGCTTTAACATCATTTGCTTTTAATTGTGGAATGACTAATCTAAAACGTTTGATTGAAGGAGAAGACAGGCTTAACGAAGGAAATTATAAAAGCATTGAAGATATTTTACCTAAATACCGAATAGCCGGCGGAAAAGTTCGTAAAGGATTGGAGAGACGTAGGCAATGGGAATTATCTCTGTGGAAAGGTACACCAGACATTTAAAAAGTATAAATAAGATTGACTATGAAATTTAAAGGCAAAGACAATGTCGTAAAAGAGGTACAAGCCAAGCTAGGCCTTAAAGCGGATGGAATCGACGGTCCAAACACGTGGAAAATGATTTGGGAAAATTTGGTGCACGATGGTAAGGGAGAGCCTGAAAAGCCTGAAGCTCCAGTCGTTGATCTGAAAGATGATTACCCTGAAGTGTATAAGGCAAGTCCAAACCAATCTGGAACTATCAAACCAAAGTTTGTAGTTTTACACCACAGTAGCGGAAGCCATGATGGCACAAAATCTTGGATTCTAAATAAAGCTTCACAGGTCAGTTACCACTATCTAATTGCAGCCGACGGTTCTAGAACGCAGTTCGTTTATGACACTAAAAAAGCGTGGCACGCTGGACGCTCAAAATGGAATGGGATCAGTGGTCTCAATAGCCACAGTGTAGGCATTTCTTTTTACGGAAATACTCATTCTAGGACACCCAGCGCGGCCGAGATCGACTCGGCAGCCAAGAAGTGTATCTATCTTATGGATAAATTTGGAATCGCCTTAGATGGCATTCTGACACATAAGATGGTGGCTCCAGGGAGAAAGGATGATCCTTCTGAGGAAACTTACAATCTTGTCATTGGTAGGATCAAGGAACTCACCTAATATAATTTTTATAATACTAGTAACAAAAAGGAGCCACTCTAATAAAAGGGTGGCTCCTTGCTTTTTTTACAATTAAAATATTATTGATTAATTAACATCTCTCTAAATGCATAGTCAGAGTGAAATACCTGCCCTCGACCTTTCAATGTCCCTTCTTGGAACTGGTATGTTTGACCTTCAATCAGACGAATCTGGCTTGGATCGTACAGTGCCGAATTGTTCAATGTATCTCTGTTTTCTGACCAGGAGTCGCTTGATCCGCAACTTACTAGCAGCATCTGAAGAGGAAGCAGCAATAGAATCGATTTCATCTTCTATATTATCTATATGTGTTTCACGCTTCCATTGTATATGAGCAGCGTATGCATTTAATGCAGCTGTAGCAGCAGATAGTATAGCCTTTCCCCACATACAATATATTTTTAATTATTTTTTGTTTTTGTCCTTAGCTTTACCAATGTTAAGAGCAAGAAGGTCAATAACACCGTAAACTTTAGCCATCATTGTTCCTGCTTTTGGTGTAGGTGTAAGAGCAGCAATAGAAGAGGCAAGTGCAATTGCAGCTGCTACGACTCCGAACCATGGTTGGTCTTGTACGAATTGAAGTATTAGTTCCATATCTTTATTTTCTGTTTATTGGATAGTTGACATAACCGTCCTTAGTTCTATTTATACTTAAAATTTTTTTAAGGAATATTCTTTTCAAAGTACTCTTATTTATAAATAGTGGATATAAAGCTTATGGCTACCTTTATACCACAACCACCTGAGGATGATAACAGATCACAATTTTCTCTTGAAGAAGCTAAAGACTTTGCTAAAAGGTTTTGCCAACCAGAAGACAAAGATCTAGTAGCCGATATTGACGAAAACGCTCGCGAAGCAGCGTGGCGATTGCTTAGAGCTCTTGAAGAAAATCAGCAACTGTCTTCCTGCGAATGCGAAAAATGCAATTCTGAAGACGAAGAGGAATACGAAGAGGAAACTGCTGAAGATAGTGCATATAGTAAAGAGGATGAAGAGCCAGTTAAGGCTAAGCCCGGCGAGACCGCCGAAACTTCTACTATGGATAAGCTATCTGAGATAGCCGAGAAAAACAAAGATATTTTAGATAAGGCAGCAAAGGGTACCGCTGCGGCAGCAGCGGCGGGTGCGACAGCCCAAACCGCAAGTGCTGCTACTGGTTTAAGCGCATTTGTCCAAGAAACAGTTCAAAAGGTAGGCACTATAGGAATGGCTGGTACAATGTCGATCGGCAGTGGCGCTTATTTTCAAGCAAAAACTAGTAAAGAAAAGGGGACTGAAATTGCTGTTGTTGCTGAGCAAGAGCATCAAGTGTTTTCTAGTTTAAACGACTTTACTGAATCAACTATAGGGTTTCAACCGTTCGCTTCTGTAACAGATACTATAGTTGATTATGCTGAAAAAGGTTATGGCGACGTTATAGGAACTTCTGAAGAAGGATACGAAGGTGATGGTGATGGCGGTGAAGGTGATGGCGGTGATAGTGATGGTGATGGCGGTGAAGGTGATGGCGAGGAAACCACAGAAGAAGGTACTAAAGAAGAAACTGAAACCGAAACAGAAGAATCTGAAGGTGAAAAATCCGAAGAAACTGAATCTGAAGAAACTGAAGAGGAGGAATCTAAAGAGGAAGAAACTGAAACTGAAGAGGAGGAAGAAGAAACTGAAGAAGAATCTGAAGAAACTGAAGAAGAATCTGAAGAATCTGAAGGTGAAGAGGAAGAAGAAGAATCTGAAGGTGAAGAGGAAGAAGAATCTGAAGAAACTGAAGAGGAAGAAGAAGAATCTGAAGGTGAAGAGGAAGAAGAAGAATCTGAAGAAACTGAAGAGGAAGAAGGTGAAAAAAAGAAAAAAACAGATCTTGAGAACTCAGAAGAAACAATAGAATTAGAAGAAGATGATCAGGTCACACAGGTACCAGATGTTATAACACGATAAAAAAATGGAAGACTTATTTGATAAAATACTTGCTCCATATATGGGGTCAATGCCCGAGTTTATTATTTCAATACTAGGTTTACTAGGGACACTTTCTTACATTGTTCCAGCTGAAAGCAAACTAGGCAGAATACTTGGCAAACTCACCGGAAATCTAACCAAGCTAAAAAACTTTATACTTAAAAAGAAAAAATGAAAGCCGTATTTTTATCTCTCATCTTAATTAGTTTTACGAAAGCTGCTGTAATAACCTCTGTAGAAGGTAATATACTAATAATAGATCCAATAGGAGACCCCAACATTAATCCACTAGTTAATCCAGAAAGACCTATTCAGATTAGTAATGAGGATATCATAGACATATCTGAAAGTAAAGATAAAAAATTAGACATGGTTATTACTTGGGACGGAGACGGAGAAGAAATTTACGATTTTTATGATGCCCCAAATTGGGATTTTTCACAATCAGATTCTCAGGAATTAAATAGAGATTTTCCTATTGCTAATATATTAAGCATAACAGATGCTTTAATACTCGAGGACAGTCCTTCCTATTCAAACATTGAAATTGGTGATGGATTTTCAGTGACATTAAAATCTACGGATTTCATTTTCCAAAACAACAATGGGTTTACTGGCGTGGATGACGATGATAATGTTTATTCAACTTTAAACATAACCGAAGGATCAAATATGGATGCTATGTTTTCTGCAATTGGACTAGAGATAAATGTAGATTCAACTAGCAGCTTAACACTTCGGGGAGGTGGAGACGCTATTAATAGCCAAATTGAAAGATCCATTGTTAACTTATCCCCGAGCGCTCAACTCACTTTAAACTCCATAGAGGAGTTTGCAGAACAAGGTGACGATATTTATTTAAATGGTGTATCATTCTCTCAGAACCCTTCCATACTAAAGTTCAATGGCACGACAGGCACCGCCATTCCAGAAATAAGCTCGGCTCTTTTTTCGAGTATTTCAATATTGCTTCTGTTAAGCAATAAAAAACGTGGCCTATAAGGTAAAATTTGCCTAATTACTCGCAAAAAGCACAAAATAGTGGACAATAATGCGCTGTTCACTATTTTTTGTGTTTACAAATGGCTCAAACTGTGTATAATAATACCATGAAAGCAAAGAAGAACAAGAAGTTTCTCAAGTCTGGAATGGTTGCCTCACCTGATTTTAAGTTTACTGGCGATGAACCAACTTGGCATAATTGCCCTAAAGAAAAATATGAAGACAAACTTGGAAAATGCTTAAACTTCTATAATTACTACCTTGACCGGGATGACTATATCCCTATTATTCAAGAATACATGAAAAACAATTCTTATTCAGATGTTGATATTGCATGTATTCCTCACGTTCCAAAAAGTAGTTTTATATTTAACATCACGGGAAAGCTTTGCCGTTGCTATAATATGGGAATGCCTGAATTTAGTACTAACAGAGAGTGCGTTAAAAACAACATCGGCTTTATTTTATCTGATGCAAAATCTGAAATGAGTATTAAAAAACCAGTCGTTAAAGATGATTCAGGACCCAAAAAACCCAATGTCCATACAATCATGACTAAAAAAGTACAGTCTAGTGTATTATGCGAACTAGAAGAGATGCTAGACAACTGGACAGATTCTAAGGCGAAAATCAAAAAGATGCCTATTGCTTCTATTCTAAGGGGCGAAAATATTCCTGTTTCGTTTATTGGTCCTGTTGTAAATTGGTTAGAAAGACACAAAAGCGATTATATTGACGCATACGAAAAAAGGTGCCCTGATATGGTTGAAGGTTTCTCATACCTTTCTATGCCACAACTCAGAAATCGTATTAAAGCAATTGACGATATGCTAAATGAAATTGTGCTTTACAAATCTTCTAAAAAGGCAGCACGAAAACCACGCATTAAAAAGGCAAAGACTGCAGATAAACAAGTCGCACGATTAAATTATTTGAATGAATCAAAGGAGTATTGCATGCAATCGTGCGATCCTACTCGCATTGTTGGTGCCCAAACATTCTTTATGTTTAATACAAAATACCGAAAGGTGACAGTGTTCAAATCTTCAAGCCGTGATGGATTTACCGTTCAAGGTAGTACGTTAAAGGGGTTTGACGAATCTAAATCGTATTCACTCACATTAAGAAAACCAAAAGAAATTTTACCAATCCTTTCTGCCAAAACAGAAAGACAAATTGACAAAGAACTTTCTAAAATAAAAACAAAAAGAAAACCGGCCAATGGTCGAATCAACAAAGACACACTACTAATTAGAACACTATGAGCAAAGAAAAAATCATTATCAAGCCTGCTATAACAAAGGAACAATTGCGTTTCGAAGTCGAGAAGCTTGTATATGGAGACGGAATGTCTTATACAGAGTCGATCATTGAAATCTGCGAGCAAAAAGAAATTGATCCAGAAGATATGGCTAAGCTTGTCAAAGGCCCTCTTAAAAGTAAGCTTGAAGTCGAAGCTATGGATAGAAACATTATTAAAAGAACAACAACAACACTATATTAAATCATGAAAAAAATTGGAGAACACGAACCTAAAAAACGCATTCGCCGTAAAGGTGTACACGCGAAGTCAAAAACATCAAAGTTAAAAACATCTAAAAATTACAAGAAATCCTATAACGGACAAGGTAACCGATGACTGAACGCGAATTTAAAATTGTTATGGAAGCTGGATTTAGCGATGAAGAAAAGACCACAGAAACATTGACTGTAACAAAATCAGCAGAAGAAACATACTATAATGTTTGTTGGCATTCTCAAGTAGAATACAATGGTACTCTATATGAGATTGTTGCTGACGAGACCTTAGACAGAAGTACTTATACAATTAGCTACAATGACCCAGCCCAACGTTATGGAATTGGCGAGGAAGTTGATTCTGATACGTATGAGTTTCTCTATGATTCTCTAACAGGTCTTGGTGTAATGACATCATCTGATTTAGTAAAGGGCTGCTCCTTTGAAATAGATAATGAATAACGGTTACCAAGCATACCAGATTTACCAATCTTTAAAGCTGCATTTTACCTCAAACTACGATGCAATAAAATATAACTATAAAACACCAACAAAACAAACTAGTTTTGAAAAACGGAGAGACCGCTACTTTTTTGAGAAGCTTTCCCGACGGTTTAAGAGAGATGAGCTTATACAATACTTTACATCAAACTTAATTGAAAATAAAAATGTCTGGATCGGAGATATGTCTGACGATATCTATTCTGCTTTTGTGGCCCGATACGATAAACTCACATATATGTTTGATCAAGACATGAAATTACTAGCTAATAAAGGATACACTTTTGACCAATTATGTTCAACTACAGAAGACTACTCAGCAAATCCGCTTTTAGAGGCTCTCAGAGCGCGTGAGATTCATCCTGAGACTATTGTGTTATTGGACATACTCGTCAACTTCCTGAAGCGCCTGAGTGGATCTGTGAGCGATCCATTAGGCATAAATAAAGACACAATCGATATGCTTATTAAATACAAATCGATTATGCTACAGAAGCCATTACCAAAAGATAAGATCAAAAACAAGATCCTTTTGTTATTTACAAATTGAGTAATATTTGGTAATATAGCTCCTGTCAGTCAAAAACAAACATACACTGCAAATACAAAAAAATACTATGTCATTCGAAAAACTAAAACAAAATCGCGACAACGCGATCTCAAAACTTGTCTCAGCTGCTGATAATAACAGCGAAAAGAAAACCTACGGCGATGACCGTATCTGGAAACCAACTGTTGATAAAGCTGGTAACGGTTATGCCGTCCTTCGCTTCTTACCAGCCGGTGGTGATGAAGATCTACCATGGGTACGGTACTGGGATCACGGATTCAAAGGATCAACTGGCCGTTGGTACATCGAGAGGTCATTGACTTCTATTGGTCAGCCAGATCCAGTTTCTGAATTGAACTCACAGCTCTGGAATACAGGACGTGATGAAGATAAAGAACTTGCTAGATTGCGTAAGCGCCGTCTACATCACGTTTCAAACGTGCTTGTTGTTTCTGATTCTGGTAATCCAGAAAATGAAGGAAAGGTATTCCTTTATGAGTTCGGTAAGAAAATCATGGATAAAGTTATGGATGTTATGCAACCACAATTCCAAGATGAAACACCAATCAATCCTTTTGATTTCTGGTCTGGTGCTAATTTTAAGCTTAAGATTCGTAATGTAGAAGGTTATCGTAACTATGATAAGTCTGAGTTTGATAGCGCATCTTCTCTCTTTGATGGTGATGAATCCCAGCTTGAAGAGGTATACAACAAACTCCATAAGCTAAGTGAGTTCACTGATCCAGAAAACTACAAGTCATATACTGACCTTAAGCGTAAGCTATTTGAAGTCATTGGTGAAGCTGAAGTAGCTACTGGCCTTTCAACTGAACAGCAGGTAGAACTTAATACTGTTAAGGAAGCTCCTGTTATGAATAGCGCAGAAAGCGAAGCTCCTGTTGAAGCATCTAATGATACTACTTCAGAAGGTGACTCAGAAGACACTCTCAGCTACTTTGCTAAATTGGCATCTAGCTAAAACATATAAGATAATGAAAAATAAACTAATTACACTAATCGTTGCATCTCTCACACTGGGAGTTTGTGCAGCTGACCATCACAGTAAAGATGGAAAACATAAAGCAAAACCTGCAAAGGTCGATGGTAAGCGTAAGCTTCCACCGGCTATGGCTAAGTTCGATAAGAACAAAGATGGAAAACTTTGTGAAGCCGAACGTAAAGTTGCCAAAGCTGCTTTTATGAAGCGGTTCGATAAGAACAAAGATGGAAAGCTCGACGAGAAAGAGCGTAAGGCAGCCATGGCTGAGCGTCGTAAGAATGCTCAAAAGCCTAAAGGTAAAGGCAAGCTTCCAAAAGGAGCTAAAGGTAAAGTTAAACCTGAAAAAAAGCCTGCTCCTAAGAAGGGCTAATACATATAAAACATAATACTAGTGGAGGGGTGGCTGAAAGGTCGCCCCTCATTAGTTATTTGGTCGCGTGATTTAAAGCACCTGTACTAATATTACTAGGACCATTTGTGAAGTTATAATTATTAAAGATATTGTTAGTTGTTTGTGGTCGGATAACCTTATCTTGCTGCATTTGCGGAAGCTGCTTAGCTTTATTCTTTAAAAACATATCCTGAAGTGGCGTCGCATTTAAAGGGTTATTGAGTAAAGAGGGCGCTCTTGGATCCCGCGCGTTTGGACCGACATCCTTCGTCTTTCTTTTTATTTCGGGCAATCCAAGTTTATCTGCAATCTTTTCTCCGATATCAGCAAAAAAGTCTAATACCCCTTTTGCAATGTCATTAATTTTATCACTTATTTTTCCTAAAACATCTGAACCAAACAAGTCTTTCACATAAGCCATAATTAATTCAAAAGGAACTAACAGAGCTTTTTTGATTCCTGTCCATATTCCGAGGAGACCTTTCCCCATTTTTTCACTATCCCATGTGAAAATGCCAACTACTAAATCAATTAACCCGCCAAACACATCTTTAACGCTTTGAATAACATTTTCTGTTTGTTCACCTATTGCTTTCGCAAGATTGTCAAATCCTAACCATTCGGCAATCTTAGTTGGTATCCACATTAGTATTCGGAGGAGGCTGCCCACTAATCCATCGAATACATCCATAATACCTTGCTTAATACCTTCTATAATACCACCTTCTTTATAACCACGCATAAACCCTTTAACGAAATCGAATATGCTCATGAGAATAGTGATAGGCAAAAACACTTTACCTAGTATTCGTCCAATGGATCCAGCAAATTTCATGATTGCTTTAAACGGACCACCGGTTGCGAATTTACCAATAGCTTTGATAAATTTCATTAGTTTTCCAAAGAATCCTTTTTTACTAGAAAATAAGTTCTTAAACGTAGTAACTACCTTTTGAATGAACTTATTTTTTGTAAAGAAATCTTTGATTGGTTTGAAAAACGCACTGAGCCTACCGCCAACTAATTTATTAAAAAACCGCAACTCAACTCCTAGTTGTCCAATAAAGCCAATAAACGTTGCAAATGGAGCTAACAACAATCCAAGACCTAACCCTAAAAGCTTACTAAGACCACCATCAGTTTTAGGAATTAAGTCTTTTAAACCTTTGAGAAGCGAATCACCAAGTCCCCTAATACCATCTGCTATATCTTGAAATAAAGCTTTTTGCTCAATACTTCTTTCAAGCTCTTTAAGATCATTGTTTTTTTGCTGATCAACAAGAGGTTTTGCGATATCTTTTGAATTTTGAATCGCAACTTTTTGAGTTACGTCTTCAAGATCTTTTCTGGTGATAAAAGGTTCGTTAGCCATTGTTTTGTTGTTGTCTTAGTTCTTCTTCTTTAATGTGGTCTATTAAAAGTGTAATGTAAATCTCCCTTTCCCATGGAATCATATTATCAAGTTCTGTTAAGCTGTATTTGTGGTGCTGCACAAGCGAGAATTGAACATGATAATAGTTTTCTAATGAGTTATGAGAAAGGGCTAGGCGAAAAAATCACCAAGACCACTTAAGATCTTTGTTCTTTCTTTACCCTGTGAACATTTGAATTTAATTTCTTTTTTAAGCGTTGGTATGCTATCAACCCACTCCTTTATTTTATTAACCTGTTCACTGCTTAATGAATCAATAAAGTTTTCTATATCCTTTGGTTCTGCTTGCGCAAAAGGATATACGTTATCAGAATCATACACACTTTCGATTACACTCGAAAGTGATTGAACAATAGAGTTGTTTTTCTTATTATTTTTAGCTGCTTTTTCAGCTTCTTTTAGACCAGGCGCTTTAAGTGTTATACCAACATCGTCAGTTAGCTGCACTTTGTTTTCCTTTTCCTTTTCCTTTGAAACTTCTATTTCTGAAAGATCTATTGTTAATTCTATAATTTCGTCACACTCGTCGCATTTAAATCTAATTTCAGAAGTTTCGCCGACACTCTTTGAACGAATTTGTAGTAGAATATACTCAAGATCGCTCATAGCTAACGAATAAATGTCTAATGCACCGAATGTGCATGACTTTATTACGTCTTTCATCGCTGAAATCATACTTTGATTAGTTCCTGCTTCTTGTGCAATCATTAAAACCTTTTCCTCTTTTACAAGAAACGGCCTAAACTCAAGTGACTCGTTTGTTGATGGAATAGTTAAGAAATATTTAGGTGATTCAATTGTTGGTAATGCCATAATGTTTTTCATTTATAATTTATATTAGCCGCTTAAGTACATTAAGCCTGTCGCTAGTACTATTTATCATCGATCTAATAGGTGGCTCAACCTCAAAGAAATCGTACGTCATGTTCACACTTACTGATGCCACAGCGTCTGTATTTGTGTTAGAAAGATCTATACTGTTTACAGCTGTAGGATAAGCATCTCTTAAGCGAACAGCATATACTGGTGTATTGTCTTTATCTAGTTCTTGAATAAAAACGTCTGTTTTATATTTGTCATCATAAGATACTAGTTGGGTGGTTTGATTAACAATAGAATTTTGCCACGTATCAAATGTCTTCTTAGCATAAAAATCATTTGTGAGTAAAAAGGTAAATGCGACATCTTCTTGAATAGAGCTCTGCGGGTATTTTCTTGGATTGGCTCCGTACGCATCATAATCACCTGTCATAATTAGTTTGCCCGGCAAAGAGCAGGACTCGCACAGTATGTTTATGTCCCGCGGATCATTAACTAATGGCCCATCACCAAGTAAAGCTCCTAGGTTTAATAGCCCTGCCGTTGGAGGTGTAATAGTAATAGCAAATCTATTTGTGGTAGCTATACCACCTCGTTTACCAACAGTTGATTTAAACTCGTCAATCGTGACTGGGTTGATTGTGTTTTTAATATCGTTTAGTAGTCCCATAACTTTTAATTAAATTGTTTTTTAGATAGCGCCCATACACCTTGTGCTCTGACCTTTTTAAATTGTTCTGATGGTAAGAATAAAACAGACTCCCAATGTTGAGCTGGAACCTCAACAATCCGTGATTTAATATGATCTGTGAGGTAACGTTTAAAGCATGGAGCGAAATATCTTAACTTTGCATTAGATGCGAGAAAGTTGTATTTAAGTCTTAAACGGGTTGTCTTATTATACTTCTTGTTGTTTGTGTATTCAGTCAAATTATCAAAGAATATTGCTCTATACCTAGGTGAGAGGTAATGTAAATTAAGCCCATAGAACCCTCCTTCAGCCCTATCAATTAAAAATATTAGCGGGAATCTATCGTAGTACGGAAGAGTTTTCTTATGTTTTGGATCATACACATACATAAACATACGACCGATTAGTGGCTTGTTTGTGTAATCAAGATTCTCATCTGCCATCAGCTTCGGCCGACTAGGTACGGTTTTGATGTTTTGAATTTCCTTCCTAAACCATTCTAGCGACTGTTTAGTATTCCTTTCAATGCCAGCAAGAGTTGCTCGATCTTCAATCCTGTTAATAAATGTAGCCATCTATCTCTATTTATAAGATTTTTATACCAAATGACCTTAAAGTATCTTCATGCCATATTTCAAATGTCATGCCATACTTGTTTGCATATGCTGTAGCAGCTTCCCATTTAGATTGGTTTTTAGCATATGTTAATACTTCTGTAAGGTACCTTTTAGTTTTACGTCCTGGCTTTTTAGGAGGTACGGTTTGCTTCTTAGGTTTGATCTCTATTAGAAACACTTTCCCATCCTTTGTACGAATAAATAAATCCACAAAATACCGGTGTATCTTACCATCAGTCTTACAACGGTATGGAACAACTACTTCTTCTGAAGACCAACCTACGACACCTGGATTATTGTCTAACCACTTAAATGTCTGGCGTTCCCATAGAGATCTATACTTGACTTTATTAAAATCACCTTCGTATTTTTTCGGGTTCTTTACTCTATATCTTCCAGAATACGCCATGGTTTTTGTTATAAATAACACTAAATACTTATTTATATGGCACCAGAATTATTACCCGAACTTCCTGTCGAAGCAGACCGAATCATAGACCCGCCTACTATGAAGTTCCCGATAGATCTAGAAGATAAGGGTAGGCCGATGATTAGGTTTACATGCATACCATCTTCAGGAGACGAAGGAAATCGGTCAGTGTATTTCCCATGCCCTCAGGGTGTTAGCTACAGCGATGGTGGATCTTATACTACTATTGATATCGGAATTATTGGGACACTCGCAAAAATCGCTGCAACAGAAGGTAGTCTTACAGATAAGGCTAAAAAAGCCGGAGATATAGCTATGAAAGAAGCTCAGGCTGCTGGTGGTATTGGTGCATCAATATTAGTCGCGAAAGCTTTAGGCGCGGATAATATAGCAACTGCTGTTGAATTTGCAAACAAACAAGTTAAAAACCCAAGGACTAATACCGCATTTTCTGGAAATACACTTAGAAATTTCCAATTTGATTTTAAAATGATCGGAAAATCCAAGCAAGAAGTCCAGGAGATCGATGCTATACAACGAGTATTTAGAGAAAAGGTGTATGCATCGAAATTAGGAGGTGTTAGTAGTTTTATGCTTAAATACCCGCCAAAGTGGATTATTGAATTTCTAGAGCCAAAAGGAGGGAAAGAATTAACCTATATGCCTAAAATTTATTCATGTTATCTTACAGCTGCAAATACAGTTATAAATGCGTCATCAAACACTTTTCGTGATGAAGATATGTCACCTTATGAAATTGACGTGTCGTTACAATTCCAAGAAACAAAAATCCTTACGCGGGAGGAAATTGTTGATCTTGAAAAAGGTGTCAGAGAAAATGAATTTGACGAAGCATTTAACAGCTTAACAGATACTGTTAAACAATTAGAACAAGGGTCCCTAAAAACGCTAAAAGATTTAACCGACAAAGCCACAGGAGAAGAAGCTCAAAAAGCTCGAAAAGCTCTCGAGAGAGTAGATCGTAAGCGCGGCTTTATCGATGGCGATAACGCGTGATAATATAATAAAGTAAATATAACACAATGTTTTTTAATCAATTTCCAAAAGCTTTGTATAGTGTACAAAGCAATGCTATTCAAACTGTAATCACCGACTATTTTCGCTATGTGGATGTTGTTGATCGATTAGCACAAAACTCATATGCATATAATAGAGTCGATATTATCAATGGTGAAAGGCCTGATACAGTTTCACACAGACTTTATGGTACACCTGATTACTATTGGTCATTTTTCATTACTAACGACTCATTAAAAGAAGGTCTATCAGCATGGCCGAAAAGCGATAGCGAGATTAAAAATCACATAGCTAATCAATACAAAAACATTTCTGCGTTTAGATTTCCAGTTGGAGAGGCTGATGATGCTGGAAGAAGGTCTACTGTATTAGGAATTCCTATAAAAAATGAAGCGTATTTGCCATACTTAAGACTATGTAAGCGTATAGGATATGAAGGTGACAGCGGTATAAGAGTTTTTTCCTCTGCTAAGATTGTGGACTATGATCCAACTAAGTCACTTATTTGGATCGATAATAGCGATGTCACGTGGTTTGCTGAAGATCGGTTTGATGAAGATTCCACCATTAATGATCAAGTTGGAGATGGTGGCTCACTTGATACCCAATATTCAGCTAAATCAAAAGTAGATATGTTTTATAGCGGGACAATTGCTTCAGATTTTAGTGTTCAATTTATTAGTGATAATACTCCAGCTGTAAGTGCACTTCGTAAATCCTTTATTGATGAACTTAGATTGGCTGCTGTAAGATTCAGGCCAAATGCATTCTTTGATTCAAGACCGGACAACGTGTTAGATGCAGATTACACATTAACGTCTACTCAGTATTGGAAAGACGGATCTCTTGCTCCTGCACATTATTACGATCCAATAAATATTAACGAAGAAATAAGTGAATATAGTGCAGGACCTGAAGCGAGCAATTATGTGTCAATATATGATGACACGATAGAGGAAAATAATTTGAGAAAAACTATTAAAGTAGTAGATCCAATATACATAGAGTCCTTTGCACGAGAATTTAAAAAACTGCTGAATGAGTGATAAATTTAATACGGGCTTTGTTGATGAAAAGGGGAATTCTATAGGGAATTCTGCCTATCAGTTGACAGAGTGTGTCATGGAAAATGTTAACGGCCAACGTCGTGACATACGTGCCATGGTAGGTTATACCAAGATACACGAAAGCCTTTTTTCGCCTTCACTTGTGTGTGAGGTTGGTATTCGTGATGAATCAAACTTTCTAGAAGAATTTAACATTACTGGTAACGAAGTTCTTTATATTGAAATCGTTACTAAATCACTCGATGTTGAACGTACACTATCTTATAAGTTTTATGTACAGGAATATAATGATTACGCTAGGAACGCTGAAAACTCACAGGTACAGGCTTATACATTAGTTGCTGTGTCAGAGCATGCTTATATCGCGCCGCTTAAAACAATTTCACGAACAATATCTGGAACTAACGCGTCTATCATCGAGAGAATCATGAAAGACGACTTGAATGTGTCTAACTTTGCTGCATTTGGTAAATGTGGTACACAGTTCGATGGTAATATAAACATCTCAAATCCACTGAGAGCAGCTATATCAGTATTAGATACTGCTGCAGATATTAATCGCACACCATACTTTTTGTATCAAGACCTTTCAGGGTTTGTGCAACTCACGCCTTTAAGCTATATTAACGATCGCGATGAGAATCCTATTTATAAAACATTTAGAAGTACAAATCAACTAGATACTACTCCGAATACTCATGCCAACTATCTAGAGCGTTCTACACAAATGCTGAAAGTCAATTCAAATATCGGCCTGGCACCATCATTACAAGCGAAGAAAGGTGCGTTTGCATCTGAAAATCGTTATGTGGATATCGCTAAAAAGAATTATCGTAAGCATATATTCGATGCTTCAAAGGTATTAAAGAGCGAACATAGTACATCAAAAAAGGATGTAGCATACGGCCAATCTGTCAAGAATAAACGTGAATCTGAGGCTGGATCACCATTGAATAAGATACCACAAGCGAATATAGCATACCATTATGTGAATCGTTCGTCGTATAATGGACCAAAGAATATGAATGAGCTGGCCGAAGAGCAATCACATATCTCACGTGCATATATTTCTAACTATGATGCGTGTTCTCATAGCTTTACTGTGATGGGAGACGTCTTTCTTAACCCAGGGAGGACGATTGCATTACATTTTCCGAAGGCAACCGACCCACTTATCTACAAAGATTACACTGGAAAATCAGATACAGAGCGGTATGACCTTATGTTATCGGGCCAGTACCTCATATTTTCATGTATTCATACGTTCCAAGATGGCGTACATAACACAGAGATAGTAGCAAAGACTGATTCGATACAACCCGAAACAACATTATGATTCAAAATCCACAATTCTTTATTGGTGTCGTAGAAGATATTAACGATCCATCACAATTAAATCGTGTACGCGTACGTATATTTGGTAAACACACAGAAGATTTAACATTACTGCCGACTAATAATCTACCATGGTATAATGTTGTTATGCCGGTTACATCCGCATCGACATCAGGTGTAGGCCAGACATTAGGATTAGTACAAGGTAGCTGGGTGTTTGGTACATTTATTGACGGCCCGAACGAACAAGAAGCATTAATACTTGGCTCACTACCTGGAGAAAGCACAGAATCATTACAAGACGGAGAAGGTTTTAAAGACCCGAATGCAATATATCCTAAGGCAAATGCACCAGATACACCTAAATCTGCCACAAATAATAACTCATCTGTATACAAAAACAGACTAGCACAAAGAGTCACAAACATACCTATTGCCACACAACCAAAACTATCTAGCCTATCCGATGATGATAAGCCAGAAGATAAAAGTGTATCAACACCAGACCCAAAAACATACTACCAACCTCAATATCCATACAATAATGTCACACAAACTGAGGCTGGACATGTAATTGAATACGATGATACACCTGGTTATGAGAGAATATCACATACACATAGCTCTGGTACATCCTCTGATGTTATACACGATGGATCTAAGATAGATACTATAGTAGGGGATGGGTATACAGTACACTCTAAGGATAACACTGTGTATATAGTCGGAAATTGCAACTTGGCCGTAGATGGAGACGTAAATGTTAAGTGTGGGGGTAACTATGTGCTGGACGTGGAAGGTGACATGGTTACTAACGTGCTGGGTAATGTTAAAACTAAAATAGGCGGAGACTCTATCACAGAGTTACTCGGCAAGCGTGAATTTAATATAGGTGCTACTGATCTACTGAAAGTAAAGGATGGGCAAGTTATTAGTGTAGGCGATGACCAGCAAACTACAATCGGTGTTAACCAAACGTTACAAGTAGGTGCGTCACGAACACAAAACATATCAGTAAATGATATATTAATTGTAGGTGCTGATAGAAATACTACTATAACAAACAACGATTTTGATATATGTTTAGGATCAAAAACACTATCATCTTCTAAGAATCTTAAGATTAACTGTCCTGAAAAGATACACATAAATACACCAAACACAAGGGTGAGCGGTGATGTATTAGCTGGAGGTGGTGGTGTTTCTCTTATAACACATATGCATTCACAACCAAATACATCAGCTGACGCTACATCACAAGGCGATACAAACACACCAATCGGGGGAACAGGAGTAGGATCATAACAATATGGCAACGATAAATTATCCAATAACAAAAACAGTCATAAGTGCTGAAGGTTCTGCAGAGGTTATTGCCTATGGTAGTAACGATTACACTGATCTATGGAGTACTAATACCGATACTGATTGGTCATTATGGGATACATTTCCGACTGTTGTACGATTCGGTAATTTTGTTTATTGCTGGAGTCAAACGGCAAGTTCTCACACTTATTATACACTAATAGATATAGTAGTAGATCCACAAGATATCAATCAATTTGGTAATAATATAGCATACCCTGAACTATCAAATTCTAAAACTGATAGTGTTTCTAATATATTAGTTAGTCCTACTGTTATTAATACTTTAACTGACGGCATCTATACACCATTAACTGTCACTGATGGGACTTATCATGGTAATAATCCAGCTGCAGCATTTTATTCCTCTGCAAGATCGATCGATCAAATCACGC